TAGAGTTTTTACGTCCGGGTTATTTTGAATAGCCTCATAAGAAGCTGGATCCCAATCAATTTGAACCGAGTTAGTAGCGTTTGTTTGAATGTCGTAATACGGACCTGAATTTTCTGTCCAAGCATCTACTACAGGATTTAAATTAATGTTAGGATCTGGGTGGGTTTGACCCTCTCTACCTTCTATAGAGTCTGATTCAATATCAGATGGATAAAGTTTTGTAGCGGTTGTATTATATTCCGTAGGTTTAAATAATACAGTTGGCGTATAGCCTACTGAAGTTGGTACGTTAATGTAAACCTCGTGGTATGTATTACCTTGGTATGCAACGTCGTTTTCGGCGTCGATCGAACCTAAGTATTTAACAACCTTATCATAATTAGAGCCTCCTAAAATCGCATTATCATTTTCTGCGTAAGCTCCTGTTGAAGACTCGTTAGAATCTGTTGGTCTAAAATCAATTGCACCTAAAGCAGATAGCCATTTGAAAAAGATTTTTTCAGCGTCAGATGCTAAAATAATAGGATCGTAATCATCATCTTTTAGTAGAATTTCCTCAAGGTTTAGAGCATAGTTTTGAAATGTTTGAGCAAAGTCAACATTTGGCATGCCAGGATTATATGCTTGGCCCGAAAGCTGCTTCAAGTTTAGAGCAAAGTCAATGGTATTTGCACCATTAACAGATTCTGTAAAATCGGGTAAATCAAGTAACGCGTACTTGCTAAACTCAAAATTTAAATCAGAACTATTAAATGCCCTAGTCATATCTCTTGCAGAAGAAGCAAAAGCATACATTGTACCACCGTGTGGCTGAGGTATTCTAACTAAAGGAGTTGCCATCTATTAGGTTTCAATTTAATTTAATTATACAATTGATACTGCTCTAGTGCCGAGTATATACCATGTATTTCCAAAACATCTAAATGTAATTGTAGAGTTTGGTCCGCTAAGTGAAACAGTAGAGGGTAAGCCTGCGATGCTAGCACCAGCACCTGCAGCTACAGTAACCTCATTTTCTGCAATATTAATTAGAGTTACTTCTGTACCATCAACATCAGCTGGTAAAGTAAACGCAGCATCAATAAAGTAAGTACCTTTTGTAATTGAGGTTGGCGCTAAATTTGCAGCTGCAACTTCAGCAGATCCAGATACACCAGACTTAGCTACTCTACCTCCAAAATTAGCATTACCGTTAAACGTGGTTGCAGTGTCAAACTGTGCACCTGCGTTACTTACGGTTAAAAGGTTACTACCGTTATTGACCGTTAATGCATTTGTAGTTGCGCTAGTTAACCCAGATAATACCGCAGTGGTAGGATTTAATAGGGTAACTACAGAAGCTAACTCATCATTTAATAGCTCGAAATTACTATTAATAGTCGGTCTAGAAGAAGATACCGAATCAGTACCTAAAATTTCTGTAATGTTTGCCATTTTAGTTTATTTTACTTTTATCATATTACGCCTTACGACGTTTTTATTGTTATATGTATCCTCCGCTTCCAGTTGTATAGAGTAGTTTCCAGCATCCTGGAAAATGTACGTAAGCCACATATTATTATAGTATATATCATTGATTTCTGGGTTACTTAGATTCGTAATTGTCCATTTAGGATTTTTAGCTCCAGGAAACTTAGAAATGTCTGCTGATATAGTTACGTGCGTAGATTTTTCTACGACAGCATAATCTTTAAATACCTTTACGTTATCCCATGTTGGGTTATAGTGCTTTACATGAACTTCACCGCCAACCGCTGCCTCAGAACTAGAATTACCCTTTATTATTTCTACTGATTCAAAATCGTAGGTCTTAGAATATTCCTGACCCACACAAAGTATAAAGTTTAAATATGGATTTTGGAATAGTTGTGGATTGGCGTGTAAAGCAATATTATCAGCCGTATCGTTTATTAGGCTACCATCTATGTTTAGCTCTAAATCGCTACCAGAGATTTGAATGTAGTCTCCTGTTAAGCTGCCATCCATATTTAAACCTAAATCGCCGCCAGAAATTCTAATGTATTCTTCTAGCAAGTCGCCATTCGCGTTTACATCCAAGTCACTACCAGAAATTTGAATATTATCTTCTACAATAGTTGTATTATCACTAAATATAGGGTTATAGTTAAATTTAGAAATCACAGGATCTTTAGACCCCTCCAATTCTGCTATAATTGCAAGCCAACCCGCTTTATCGGTAGGTCCCGCTGGAGTAGGGGAGCTAATTGTATGTAAGCCGATTGATTTAACACGAGTTCTTGGATTAATATGCTCAATCCTTAAAGTATCGCCCTGTTCTATATTTAAGATTTTAAACGATGCTGACAGATCTGGGCCCACTCTCATAGCGTCCCACCAATTATGGACCGTATCGTTCCATGTAAACTTACACTCTCCCCATTGGTATGGGCCGCTTGTTTCTGAAAAACCACTATCTGAGTAAATATCTACATATCTTCTAACTGTAGAAAATCTAATACCCTGATCTTCTTCCATGTGAATATAGTTAGCCCTATCTAAAGTCAAGTATAGAGTGGCTATATTATCATCCACCTTTGAGTTATTATCTTGTGGAAAATCCCAGTAGCCACCAGACTTATCCCAGTCCAAGCCCTTTGAATCCCATGTGTTAGCCACATCCTCAGCGTTAGTTTCTAACCACTCATAGACTCCATATAGCTCAATATCTTTTAACTTAACCTCGAATAAATCTTCTGTTTTATAGAACGACATGTGCCCGAATAGGTCATACGTTCTCATCTCTACCGTGTATTTTCCAGGGTGTGGTATTGTAAGGGGCAATTGACTATAGTCATCAACAGGTCCCCTGTATTCTTTATGCCAACCATTCGGGCCATCAACAATCCACTCTACTTCGTAAACCCACTTTTTCCACCAGTTATCCCATGTAACTCTAAGCTGGTCATTAGCGTCGATCGCATCATCCCATACGAAGTTAGCATCATCCCATCTATGGTCAAATGAAGGCATTCCATCTAGAATAACTGGGCAGCCTATTGGACAATTTGAATTCCAAGAGTTTAAGTCATTTTCATAGTATGTTTTATAGAATTCACGATAAACTTCTTTAAGCTCAGTTCTTTGAGCCTCAGATAGTTTTGCCTCTTCGCCAGGTTTAAGGGCTAAAAAGTTCTCAAAGTTATTTGTTGGAAGTACAGCTTGTTCTCTTTCTTCACCTAAATAGTAGTTCTTTGTAAGACTAGGTTCTAAAACTCTAGCAGTGTCTTCAATGAATAAGTCTCTATTCTCTGGGAATACTCTATACTTAATTCTATGTCCTTCTGTAAAGAAGCCGATCGGGTTTTCTACTTTCCAAAGGTTAATACTTCTTTGAGTAAAGTAATCACCTTCTCCAGTAATATCTACAATCTTAGCCTCTAGGGGTAAGTAGTCTCTTTGTAGTCTATTCTTTAAACCATATAGTTTAATGATAACTTCTTCTGGTGTATAGTCAAAAGTCTCAGTTACTTTAGGGATATCCCATACATCAAACTTACCGTTTGGCTCGTTAATTCTATAAACAAGTGAGAATCTACTAGTTTTCTTTTGAGTAGCCGAAGGTACTTTAAACTTTAGTCTCTTTCTAATCATCTCACCCCTAACCGAAGAGTTTGCTACTGGGATTGCATGTAGCTTACCAAAGTTAGGGCCTGATTTATTGACGTTAATCCAATATTCTTTTAGAGTAATCTTATCATACCCAAAGAAATCGATCGCGTTTAGAATGGCCTTATACGTGCCCACAAACGGTTTAATATTATGTAGCTCTAGTAGTAACTCCTTTCTCTTTTGGTTTAGTAGGATTTGGTTAGGAGCTTGTTCAGAAATATCATGTGACTTAAATAACATAAAGTCAGACTCGTCCAATTGAGTACCTAAGTTGTTAAGCAAGACTCTTAATCTTTCGTCCTCTTCTTCAACTTCACCATAAAACTCAATCCTAGCTACGTACTCGCCAGCAGCCTTAATAGCTAAAACTCTTTTATGTATTCCCTCTTTGGTAGAGTTTAAGGCAATATTGATTTGGTGTGCGACATTACTTAAATTATCTAAGCTTTTAACACCCTTATCATCTTGGCTAATAACGTGTGAAAAGTCTACTAGATCTTTTGATACAGATTTAAATTCTTTAATGATAGGATTACCAGTATCTGCTACCTCATACCCATACATAATAATATCTTCTGAGTGGAAGGCCCCAGTAGGTTCCCATGAAAACTCAAATGAATTAATATCTGAATTAGGCGCAATTGGTGTATTGACAAAGGCATTACCGTCACCATCTTTACAGTTTTCTAATATGAAAAGATTGACAGTCTCATACAATTGTGCAGATACTAGAGGCATATAAACTTTACCCTCCCAGATGCCGTCTACTTGCTCTAATTGTAGTTCGTGTTTTAGACCATTAAAAAATCTTAAGTTACTCCACATTATCTAGTATTCTTATCGTCTTTTTTAACCGTGTAGTTATTGTAAACCTTTAAAAATCTTATACCCCTTAGCATATTTAAAATAGCATCATCTAAAAAGAGAATAAACTCTCGCATAGTTTGATTTCTTTGAATATGCTTAGATAACATTCTAGAAAGAAGGCCAGAAGATTCATAATCATATCCATTATGCAGTCTTTCGTCCTTTCTAGACTTAGCAACGTCGTAAAGTCGCTTTCTTTTATATACTAATAGATCTTTATATAACGACATTATTTCAAGGCTTTTCTGTTTCCAGCCTGTACTCTAGTATAAATCGTTCTAGGTACTGGCTCTGGGTCAAAGTTAACTGAAAGTGCGGCTTCTGCGTTAATTAGGGCACCATCTTCAATTAGGTCCCCATCGCGATCTTGCCAGCCTCCTCTAAAAACTGCAACCTCTTCTTTCTCCATGATGATATCACCCCATTGGTCTAAACCTGCAACGGAGTACGGTATTACTGTAGTCTCATCAACGTCTACGACTTTGACTTCCTCTACTTTCTTGAAGAAAATATATTTTTGCTTACCGTTACCTATGTCTTCTAAGATTACGGGCTCTTGTGGCTGGATCTTAGTAGTTACCGACTCGTAATAGCCCTGTCTTCTAGCTGTTTCTTCAGTTTCAGAAATAAATCTAACATTTACAGCATCAATACCTTCTATTTCTTCTAAGATATACACAATATCTGATTTAGGCAATTTGTCTCTTCTGGTTACATTTAACATGTAATCACTTACAGCCGCCCTAACATCTGTGAATATTTCTTGTTTAGTGAAACCTTCAAAGTACCTAATATTAATATCCATACTGTACTTTCTAACTTTAGGTTTTACAAATACTACTTCTGTGGTCACCATTTGTTGACCTGAATCTTGTATAACTTTTAACATCTTGTCATACTCGTTTTGGTCAAAGAACATTTCGTTTTCAGGAATCGAGAAGTAGTCTTGATTTGAAGTTAATTTCTTTCTAACATCTGGCATTGCAAAAATGTAGATTACGTTATCGTCATCTAAATATTCATCCGATGTGGTATTGTAAGCGTCCACATACGAGAATAGCCCATACCTAGATAAGAAGTATTCGTAATTATCGGGTGTTGCTAATACAAACGATTTACTTGCAAGGGGAGTCATAATCTTAGTGAATTCAGTTGACTCTCTTTCACTTCCCATTTTAGGAGATGAAGTTAATGTAATATCTAAAAATTCGTTTAGATCGTGTTCTTCGCCTAAAGAATCAACGCCCTCCGAATCCCACTTGAATGTAATTTCATTACCATCTGCAATATTACCCGCAAAACCGTCATGTTTAACATACTCGATCTCAATTGCAGATCCAAGCGGCGGAATAGCACCAAACGCCCCGTTACCGAAATAAACATCAATACCACCAGAAATACCCGTTTTAAGTAGGTATCCCTTTTCGTTATTTAATAGGTCGTACAAGGATTCGTGTTTAGTCCACTTCTCACCGTTAACAGCGACGCTAACTTTAGAATGGTCTGTCAGCTTATTGATTTGTATATTAAAAGACTGTAATTTTTCACCAGTACCAGTAACTGTTTGTGATTCAAATTCACCTTGAATAATCGCAGTCTTAACTTTAGTCATGTTAGACTTCTCTAATCTATACCTATCTTTAGAGGTTAATAGGGTATACTTTAGTCCATTTAAGTCGCATTTTAGAACTGCTCTAGCATCTATATTTAGTCCAGTGCCTGCAATCTTCCCTAAGTCTGCACCTGGCTTCCATCTAAATTCTATCTCACCGGTCGCAGCAAAACCCCTAGTAGCGTCATGCCCAGTTAACCTTGACATACCATAAATAGACTCAGGGTGCTGAGCTGTATAAATGTTTTGTTCTACTGTTGCATCTTCAATATAGAACATTAACATCTCATATATTTCTGAAAGTACAGAAATAATCTGAGCGAAAGGGGACGCTTCAGTAAATAGTGTATTCGCACGGTTATAGACCCTAGAAACATAGGTCCTAGTGTCAGACTTAATTTGAGAAGCCCTCGCTCTAACCGTATTTAAAAATTTTAGTTCTGCCATTTAATATTTATCTCTTTTATCTAATGTTTACTTGGATTAGGTATTTGCTATCTACTGTTATGTCCACATAAGCAATATCCCTTACTTCTCCCTTAAAAAAGCTAACCTTAGTACTAACTTTATACTTTTTAGCTAATGGGCAATAAGCATTAATCTGGCCACTAATAGTATCTTGGATTTGGAATTCATTAAAACCTAATGAGTAAACCAAATCCTCTAAGTTACATCCAAACTCAGGAGAGCCTAAAACTTCAGATCTATTTGTAAATAAAATGGTTTCGATCTGAGTCAATAGCTGCTCGATCTCGCCGTTTGATTGTATTTGTTTAGATTGATAGTTAGGGTCACCAATATATTTAATGTAAAACTCCATCTATATATGTATTCGGCTTATTACGAATGGAACATCCAGTCCACGCCTTCGTCGCCCTTAATTTCCTCGATAATCGACTCTAATTCGGTGTCTCCCATGTCTTTTATCGAGTCATAGTCAAATTCTACATTACCTGGTAATGCAAATTTAAAAATACCCAGCTTTGCGCCTAGCGCAGATTTAATCTTAGCGCTAACATATCTAAAAAATATCTCATCTTCATAAAGTGCACAATCTTGAATAGTCTCATACACGTGCAGGATAACGTCTCCCTTTGGAGTATCGCCCAAAAACTTTAGCTCTCCAGTTAATCTTGAAAACTGAAACGAAATTGGATTTTCTAAAATCATCCTAGACATATCAGCCAAAGATTGATTTAACACGTAGTATTGTAATTCTTCTGCAGATTCTGCTGCACCCGAACCTTCATACATACCTCTAAATAACATTTTCTCAATAGCGAAATCTCCGCCGCTTTGGAATCTAACATCCATGCTACTACCTCCGCTATTCCAGCCAGAAGCTAAGTCATGTACTCCAAATACTGAAAATACACCACCTCCACCATCTGCGTTTTGGCCTGGTAGGTTTAAAACTCTATGGTTTTTAAAATATGAAGATGCAAATACGTCACTTGGAATGTGGTAGTAATTCTCTTTAACAGAGTCTTCATAGTTCTTGTAGAACCACTTCTTAGCTCTCTTGATAATATTTACGATTTCTCTTTGTGGTAAATTAACTGGAACCATACAGGCACCTGTCAATTCATCACCTAATTCAGATAAGAACTCATTTAAACAGTTCTCGCTAAAACTTCTAGGAGTAGTTAAATCGTTGTTATTACCACTTCTAATTTCACTCATTTTATGATTTTATTTTTTTACTTACCACAATCTCAGTATCTTCAAATCTAGCATGAGGTCCAACCCCACCTTCTCTAAAAATACCACCAACCATTTTGCCTTTAAAAATACCGTCAGTCCCAAAGACATAACAATTTTTCAAAGTACAACTACCATGCACATAAGAAGACTCTACTTTAGAATCTATAACCTCGGTTGCCTGGTAAAGGTTAGATCTTACTATTTGAGCACCTTTAATATCACATCCGTAAATATCGCTATGCTCTATATTACCTGATAACTCACACTCTACAAACTCAAAATCGCTAAGTAGGTAAGCACATTTAAACTTACCATCCTTGACTTGTACCGAACTATAGTCTGAATCATAATTAATTATCCCAGCTTCCATAGTTCCGTTTGATAGAAGTTCTAAGACTTTATGTTTAAACCTGTCCCATTGAACTCTAATAACGCGTTCATCATCTTGTAAATCTACCAATATATGTATCTTAGGCCAATGCTTATTTACGGCCTTATAGTCTTTTAGCATATCTGTTAGAGGTTTATTCTTCTGTAGAATACGCTTGAGTTCTATTTTATTTTGAGGTGTGAACGCTGGATTGTAGCAAGACCTCCAGATAGCCATGATAAAACTATCAGCTAAATGTAGGATATCATCGCCTCTTTTCTCATAGTCTTTACCCCCAATATATCTAAACTCTAAGTAGTTTTTCTGAGCCTTTTCAAAGTTAATACCATAGTATTTTGTATTGGCATAAGTAAAGTTATCTGAGTTAATCATATTCTCATTATAGTAGAAAGCTTCATGCTTAGGCATTACCCATTTAATGGATTTTGCATAAGTTGAATTTTCTCTATTAGGGAAATATTTGTAAACTCTCTTTTCGTCAAACTCTAAAATAAACTTTAAGACATTCATTCTAGAAATCATGTCCTTATTGACTAAGAAGTCTTCATTAAAAGACATATTTAAGTGGATTGAAGCTCTATCGGTTGTATATCCGTTTTCTCTAATCCAAGCCAGCATTTTAAGTATAACGATTCTGGCATCTTTGTAAAGCATTGCACCAGTAACCAATTCACATAGGCCGGCCCCGCCTGACATATCAGGCTCTAACTTAAACTCATCTTTACTAGGTTGGAAGTCGGAATGTGCCTTATCCTCTAGTCTAATTTTTCTATTCAAGAGCTTGGAAAGAGACTTAACGGTCTCTTCCAGCTCTAGATTAGAATAAAACTCGAATTCGATGCCGATCTGGCTAGCAGCCAACACCGAAATTCTGCTTGAGTTTGCATTTAGTTTTTGCATCTTAAGAGTATGATATTATCTTTCAATATATATCAAACTCTTCTGGGATAGTTATTGGGGAAGCTTGAGGAATACCTTTTGTGTATTCTCGTCAATCCTAGTAATTTGAACTGTGATCGAGTCTCCTGCCTTAAAGACAGAAATAGTCTCGCCTATTTCACTAACATGTAATAATCCAGTAATACCATCTTCTATAGTAATGAATAGGCCATAGTCCTTTTTAGACTTAACCGTTGCCTTTACCGTAGACGGTATTTGGTATCTTTGAGAAATATCAGCCCATGGGTTATTATGGCTAACGTCTTTCTGTGTTAGCGTAATTTTATTATTGCTAATAATGTCTTTAACCTTAAATGTTATATCGTCTCCGGGCTTGATTTCTCTAGCTCTAAATTTAGTAAGGGTTTCTTCATCTAAGTCATTATGGTGAATCATACCAGTTAGGCATTTGTTGAATTCTACAAAGACGCCGTATTTAGCAGTACCCGTTACCTTACCCGCTTTATCCTCTTCTAGAGTTTCTTTTAATTTAGAAATTTCACCTGGAATTAGAGCTTGTAAGTATTTTCTATGAGAAACAACTATAGTGCCTCTATCAGGTGAGAAGCTTACAGGAACAACGTAAAGTTCTTCTCCAATAATAGAACTAAAATCAGATAGCTTGTTAATACCCGCTAAAGAACCTGGCATAAAACAATTAATACCTTGCACTTCCACTAAGTAGCCCCCATTCTCAATCATATTCTTAACTGTACCAATCCATGCAGTATTACCATCTTCGATACCTTCTCTAAGGTCTGAGAAAGTTTTATGCTTAATACCACCTGTAATTGTACCCGCAAGATTACCTTTTACTTCTGTAATTAAAACAGCAGTTTCGTCTCCTACAGAAGACCCTTGTACTAATTCACTTTCTTTAGAGAACTTAACGTAAACCAGTTCCCTATAGCCAATATCAACAGTAATCCACTGTCGGTCAATGCTATAAATTACACCCTCATGAATTTCACCTGGGAATACCTCAGGCTTAACTTGGCTATTATAGCCCTCCATGATATCGTATAGCTCTTGTGCATAAGGTTCTCTTGAGTAAACCTTATCACCTTTCTTAGTTTTAATATGTGGGTTTGGATTTCTTACGTGAGTTGGGCAAGTTGCTTGATAAGCGTCCCAATCAAACTCACCGTCTTTATCGTAAAATTCAGCGTATGGATTATCGCTGGTTTCTTCTTTAACAACCTCTGGTTGGGGTTGTACTTCTTGCGTTGTTTGTTCTTGTTCTAGAACTACCGTGGTTTCTGCGGAATCACCGATTCTGCGTCTTTTTTTAGTTTGAGTCATGTATATTTTTATTAGGTAATAACATATTATATATCCCCTTAAAAAAGGCTTTTATCCAGTTAGTCATTGTGTAATTTCCAAACTAATTCTGTCCAATAATCGTAATGTATCAATAGTTTATTGTCATAATCATACTGTAGGCAATCTCTCCAGTTTTCTGCAGATATCTCCCAGGGCCTTTGTGCCCATTCGACATCAAAGTCACATCTTTCACTATTCCACGTTAGGCCGCCTTTAAAACCTAACTTACCTTCTTCGGCGTCTATTACATGTCCGAGTTCATGGAAGAGCGTGCCGTCTTTAACAGGAAACGCCTTGTTAAACTGAACCACATACTCATGTTCACCAACCTTATTAGTTAGACCTAAAATCATCAAAAATAGAGGCTGGCTAGACATGATATGTACTTCAGCTTCTGGTGCATATTGTTTAAGTATAGCTTCTACTAATTTGAATTGCCTCTCGCTAAGAGTGCCAACATAATCTGTTGGTCCTGCTGAGATTGGAGCTGTGGGTCTTAATGTTTGTGTGCTTAACAACATAAGGCCCATAACTAATACGAATTTGAT